TAAGTTGAAGAAAAATAAAAGTTCTGATAAGAGCAACAAAATCTGCTTCTCTATCATTCTTACCAGATTTATCTCCAAGTGCTTTTGCCCAGATTCTCCATGCTTTTTTCATATTATCTTTCTATTATACGCTGCTTCATCTCATCTGTCCAGTTGTCATAATATCCTGTCTTTTTCAATTCCTCTCTTGCATCCTCTAAAGGTTTTCTTTTCTGCACTATCATCATGCACAGTTCACCTTGATTGACTAGAACACCAGCAACACTTTCTACGAGGTCAGGAGTCTCTTCTAAAAATAAAAAATCAGGAAACTCGTCATTGAATTTAGATGCTAGAATTTGTAACTCAGTACACCTAGGTAACATAGTTTCTTGAAACAAATATATTACTACCTCCTTATTCCAATTAGCAATATCTTTCCTCATCTCAGCAAAAGAAACAAACTCTTTCACTTCTACATGACCGTCCAACCATGCCTTCTTAGCATAAGGACATGGTGGTATATTATCGAAAGCAGAATTAGGTTTGCTTAGAAAATTTAATATCCAATCCTCTATTTTTTGGTTGGATGATGATTCGATTGTTTTCATAATCAGGAATAAATTCTAATGGTATATCATGTGCCCACATGAGTTCTTCATACAAACTATTCAAACGTTCCATATCTTCATACAGATCATTGATATGGGGGTCTTCACTCATAGTTAGATACCTTGGTCTTTTTGACTTTGAAAAAATTCCTGTAATGATGATTGATATTGACCATCATTTTCTTTAGGGTCAAGTTTATTATAACCCTTCATTTTTTTCCACTCGCTATACAACGCACCTAATAACCATGCCTGAGACAGACTTTTAGGACCATTTTCTAAAAGTTCAAGATAACGTTTGTTACTTGTATACGATTTGTATTCTTCTCTCCAGTTAGAATCATCATAAAGTTTTTTAGTCATGAGAAGCATCCTTGAAATACTTGTTGATCACATCAATTTGATCTTTATACTTAGCAATGATGTTCAATTCAGTCTCTATTGCTTCAGTGATATCAGAATGCTCTCCGATACCAGCAGGGTTAGATAGATAAACCTCTACATTAGCAACATGTTTAGCAATATCACCCTGTGCATGTGCTAGTAGAGCATTGATTAGTTTTTTTCTCATTAGTAAAACTTTGTTTGTAGAATGGATTCTGCAAAATCTTTTGCTTTCTTATTCTTAGAAATGAATTTGTTCATCCAAATTCTTTCTTCTAAGGTAACTGGCACTCCATCTGTAGTAACCATTCTACAACAAATATCTGTAAGGTCAATCATAATTTAGCAAAACTAATTCTTTACGACCTCTCTGTGCCTTAGTATAAGAAGAAGTAGATCTCATTGTGTATGTATGCTCATATTCAATAGCTTTCCAATCTTTGAAACGATCTTTAATCAATTGAGATGAGTTGTAACTTACCATGGCATCATGGTTGAATCTATCACACCTCTCAGCAAAGTCCCTGTGACTAAAGTACTTATGTAGATCACCCTTCTTGCCATAGAGATGAGATCCTATCTCATAAGGTGGATCTAGGTATATGAATGTTTTATCTCTAACACTATTACTCGAATTCAATAAAGATTCGTAGGAGTGGTTTGTGATCTTCCAACTTTGGATAATGGATTGGTATTCGCTAAGTTTTTCAATTCCTCTAACGGAGAAGTTAGAGTCTGAAGCTTGTTTTGAAAAGGAAGATGCCTCAGTAAGACCAGAGAAAGAACACTTATTGATAATATAAAAATATACTGCACGGTCATGATCGGATAGTGATCTATTGTCAACCTGTTCTTTGCTTTCTATAAAAAGTTCTTTGGCGGTGTCGTGATCATTATGTTTTGCTTTTAGTTCTAATAATTTAGTCTGTAGACCTTGACCATCGATCTGTAATTGTGCCCAAAAATTATACAATGGTTCATACAAATCATTTACCCAAACAAGTATATCAGGATACTGTTTAGTAACCCACAGAGCAACAGAACCACCTCCTACAAAGGGTTCTCTAAATTCTGTATATTGTGATAGATCAGGCAGTGCCTGACTCATCTTAGTAATTGCTCTACTTTTTCCGCCTGGATATCTTAGAGGAGTTTTTAGACTTTTCTGAGTTATCATAATAACCAATTTGTGATAATAAAACGTTCAACCATACGATCATAATGATCAGTACGAGAAGTTCAAAGATAGGTGTCGGGATCAAAATAATCCTCCAAGGTAATTTTAGGTTCCCAGTCAAGCAATGTTCTTGCTCGTTCTATATTAGCAAGAGTTTCTCTCGCTTCACCAGGTCGTTCAGGAATTGTTACAGTATCTTCAGATATAAAAGAAGCAACTTGATTGACTGAATAGTTTGTACCTGTTCCTATGTTGACAACTATACCACTATAGTTTGTCATCATAGCATGAATGTTAGCATCTGCTACATCATATACATGAGTATAATCTCTACGTTGTTCTCCATCTCCTACTATAGTCAATGGTTCACCACGTTTTTTTTGCTCCTCGAAAAGTCCTATGACTGGTGCATACTGACCTTTCAAAGGTTGACGAGGACCGTAAACATTGAAGTACCTCAAAGTGATAGTTCTGAGACCATACAAATTGTTGTACATTTGACATAAAGATTCTGCTCCAACTTTACTTGCAGAGTAATGATTTAGGCAATCAGTTTTCATATCCTCCTGTAGTGGTGGTTTATTTAATAAACCATAAGAGGAAGATGTAGAAGAGTTGATAAACCTTCTAGCACCTGCTTGTCTTGCACACTCTAGCATATTATATGTTCCTATGTAATTTGTTTCCAAACACTCCATAGGATTCTTCATAGCAAGTTGTATTCTGCTACGTGCTGCTAAGTGAAAAACATATTCTACGCCCTCAAATAAAGGAAGGCAAGCATTCATATCACGGATGTCAACAGTATGATTGTCAGTTTCATCGTACCAATTAAATGCCTCATTTGCTTCTGCGGATTCGTTGTCAATGACAACTACCTCGTGGTTATTCTGAACCAGTTTACTGACCACATGTGATCCAATAAAACCTGCTCCACCTGTTACTAAACATTTACTCATGATGATGTTGTGGATAGTCTTGCTCTTGTGCTCTCTTTGTCATAAGTGGTCTTTCACCTCCACCCTCATGACCGTGAGCGATACCAAGTTCATGCATTCTAGCATGCTCCTTGATTTCATCTTTGAGATTTTTACCACCTCTTCCAAAGGTCATGTATATACCATAAATGATGAGACCAAAAACAAGTAGTCCAACAAACACCAAAAAACCTGTCTCAGGTTCTAATTCAAGATGTGGTATGAGTGTTTCATTACACTTGGCAATCTTCTCTGGATCATTCCAAGTACCAGGTAAAGTGTATACTGGTGGACACGCTGAAAAAAACATTTAGTTAGTACCTCCATAACGAGTTTGTGGTTTACATTCTTTTACATAATTGATTGCCTTATACATAAGATCAAGATCTTCATGGAAGTATCCAATGGCAGTATTGCATTTGATACATAACCATCCTCTAAATTCTTTTGTCTCATGGCAATGATCTAAAAGAAGAGTTCTGTCTGTTGCTCCACAGATGTCGCAACAATCATGTTTAGGATGCAGTTCTTTGAGTGCTTTAACTGTGTTGACATTTACTAAAGAACATCTCTTACAAACTTTTGCAAGTTTATCTCTAGTAGCTTTGTTCTTATGAAAGCATTGTTCGGGCAAAACTTCCTGACATTCGGGACACCATTTAGTTTTTACCTTGGCAGGTAACTCATAATCACCTAACCATTCTTCAAAACTCATTTGAACTCACAGTTACACATAATCTCAGTTAGTGCTGCTAAGAGATTTATCTCTTGGTCAGCAACAAAAGCAGATTGATATTGGTATTTCGCAATAATTAGAACTGCTTCTGGTATAGATTTAGGTTTCATGCATTCATATATTGAATCATAAACCTTCCTTAGTATAGCATTGGAATCATTATCTAGGTTCTGAACTATCCATTTCCTGACATTCTGAAACTCCTTATTCTTGAGAAAGGATACTAAGTCTTTTACATTTACATTACTAGTTACAAGTATACCTGTGTCTATCTTACCACTTGCAGCATATCTCTGACACTCATTTAGAACTCTTCTCCAATCAGGAAAATGTTTATGTATCAACTCTGCTGTAACTTTCTTATCACTCTGTACATTTTCCTTATCAAGTATCTCATTCACTCTTGTGAAGAATGCTGCTGCGATTGATTGTTTATCCGATCCACTAATACTAAAGTCAATAACAGAGCACCTACTATGGAGTGGTTCGATGATTTTATTCTTGTAGTTACAAGTGAATATAAATCTACAGTTTTTGTAGAATGCCTCAATGTTCGCTCTAAGGAGGAGTTGTACGTCGGAAGTGGTATTGTCTGCTTCGTCAATGATGATGACTTTATGTTTCGAGTCACTCGTAAGAGAGACTGTAGATGCGAAGTTCTTCGCTTGGTTACGAACCGTATCCAAGAACCTACCTTCATCAGAACCGTTGATAACATAATAGTCAGCACCTAACTGTTCACATAAACATTTAGCAACTGTGGTTTTACCAATGCCAGGCGGTCCTGCAAGAAGGAGATTAGGTATCTCTCCTTGAGACAAAAACTCCCTAAAAGTCTTTTTGATAGACTCAGGGAGTATGCAATCATCAATTGTTTTGGGTCTGTATTTTTCAACCCATATAAAGTCACTCATCTAATTTCTTAATTTGGAAGAGGTTTGATTTCTGATACTTTTTTATCTTCTTATACTTTTTCAATACCTCATCAAGCACGTCCTTATTGACACGTACTTCAGGTTTTTTTTCTTCTTCACTCATAAGTAGAATCTGGTTCCAATGCAATGAAATATGTTAGTTGATATGTCTCACTGTAGAATCTTGCCAAGTTCTTACTACTAATAGAGACTGAGTATGTACCAGGTACTAACTTTATGTTCTCTATCTTGAAGTTGAATGAGAAGTTCTTATCAGTCTGATTGACTACAACTGCAGACTCATTAGAAGTATCATTCTTACGATCACTCACTACCAACTTGACTACACCATCAGAACCTACAACAGAAAGATCTGGTAAGTTTAGAATAGATGCAGACTTTAGAATCTTGATAAGTTTATCCTCATCCAATACAAAAGTAACATCCTCACTAGGAAGTTTCATCTCCTTTTCAGGTGGAGCAATGATGACACTAGGATCAGAAAAGAAATACTTTGATCTCTGATGTGCACCTGCTTTTATAGTGGCATGACTAGGATCGGTTGATACATCAATATCTGGATCTCTATACAGTGCTAGTGTATTGAGAAACTGTGGTAGATCATAGATAGCAAAATCCTTAGGAATATATTCCTCTATCTCTGCCTCCGCTAATACATTCTTCATGGGAGACATTGTACGTAACTTTCTGCCTTCCCTAAAAGATAGCGATTGATTGATTGTTGTAAAGTTTTGAAGAACCTTTAGGGTCTTGTCAGATAATTTCATAGCAGGTCGCAGTTTCATTGTAAAGTTTACTTGTCGTAATCAACGGAGAATGCTGTAGGATTCTGTGCATTGATTTTGTTTGCCTTGTCACGTTTATCGCTAAAGTGTAAAAGCAGTATAGCATAATGTATGATTTTTACAATATCATTTCTAGCAGTTCCTTTTCTATCATACCTAGAAGCATACTTTAGTATATTACTTCTACAAAATGCTTCTGCATCTCCAACAGAATCTATCAGGTCTAGAGTTTGGACTCCACCTGTACTGTAATGCCCTTGATATGTTCTGCTGATATAATCTGAAACCTCTTTCAAGATTTCATTTTCACTGTACTTCATACATGTAGTTTAGATCAATATTAGTATAGCATACTAACCAATGCTTTGCAATGCTGCAAGTATTACGGAAGTGACGAACCAATATGGTACGTATTTGAATGGAAATGGTTTCATATCAAACCTGCCATCCCTGCTGCTGTTCCTACAAAAACAAAAAATCCAAACTCCATTAGTGGATAGTATGGACTAAAAAATAATTTTTTCATTTTCTCCTTTTTAGATTGAGGGTTAAAAGTGACTAGTAATACTAGTGCGTATAAAGACCTTTCGCTCTAGGCGAATGCTATGTTACCTACACCTGATACGATGTAAAGGGTAACGATTGTTGTGAATAATACTTGATACATTATGCTCCTTGATAAACTGGGGACATTACGCCACCGCCCTCGTCATCATCGTCATCGTCGTTGGCAGCACGTAAAAATAATTCTACAAATACTAAGGCACCTATGGGGTAGAATACCCATAGGATTGCCTGAAAAGGTGTGATAGTAGTAGGTTCTAAACCA